GCTGCTGCGCGGCGAGCGTCTTCTGGCCGGCCTGCGGGGTGGACCAGTCGCCGAACATCTCGGCGTAGTCCTTCATCGCGTCGAAGGTCGGGCTGCCCTCGAACATGCCCGTCAGGCCGGCGCGGTCGAGCTGCTGCTGCCACGCGAACTTGGCGCGCGCGAGGGCGCGGTCCTCCGCTTCGCCGCCGAGCTTCGCGTTGTAGTACTCGTTCTGGGCGGTCTGGTTGGCAGCCGAGAAGATCTGCGAGAGCTGTTGCGGGTCGAGTCCTTTGTCGGCCATCAGGGAGTCCACCACGTCACGTACGAAGGAGTCATGGAGCGCCTATCCCCTCTGTTGTGGCAGTCCCTGCCACTGGCTTACCTGGGCCGGACGCGAGCCGTACCACGGCGTCCAGCCGGTCTTCATGGCCTGGTCCAGGGCGTAGTCGACCGACGCGCGCCACGCGGCCGGATCGCCCGGTTGATAGCCCGTCTGGCGCGTGAAGTCGTTGCCCATGCCAGGGGTGGTGCCGTACTGCGCGTAGCCGGGGCCACCGTAGTGGAGCTGGAATGGCCACCATGACGAGCCGGTATTGAAGCTGCCGCGCACGGCCGGATCGGTGAACGCGGGCTGGTTCGGATTGGACGGGTCGCGCCCGCCCTCGTGGTACGCGACGGCCATCGCCACGGCCGGATCGATCCCGCGCGCCCTGGCCGCCTGGTCGATGTAGGTCTGGATTTCACCCGGCTGCGGCGGCTGCTGGCCGGGCGCGAAGCCGGTGCCCAGGTTCGCCAGGGACTGTTCGGGGGTGTACTGCGGCGGCTGGTATTGCGGCAGCGGCACCACCATCTCTGGACCGGCCTCGCCGATGAGGGCCACCGTCGGCTGGGTGACGATGCCGCCGCTGGCCATCGCCCTGATCGGCATGCCGGATGGTGGGCCTGGCGGCGGCAATTCGGGCGCGCCGGCCTCTTCGGGCGGCTTCAGCTCGGGGTGCGCCTTGACCACCGCGGCGTATACCTGACGGAAGCCCTGCGGCCCGAGACGGGCGATCTCCTGGTTGCGCCCGGGCTGATTCGGACTGCCGTCCGGGTTGAACAACTGGTGGGTGTAGAACTCGAGCTTCTGCTCGTCGGTGACGCGCGCGGCGAACGGGGCGCTGGCGCCGCCGAGCATGGCCAGGGAGATCTCGTTGGCGACGGCGTCGATCCACTGGGCCAGGTCGGCGGCGACGAGGTCGAGCTGGTTTACGCGTTTCGGCATCAGCGGCGTAGACCCCGTGGGTAACGACCATTGCGAGGGCGTCCGGGTCCGAATCCCGGGGGTTGCCTATGTTGATTGCGCGGCTTCGGCATCGGTCTGGTAGCTGCCGGTGCGTACCTGCACGTCGGCGCGAATCAGGGCGACGAGCTGCTTCAGCTCGCTCAGGTCGGGATTCAGGTCGGTGAGGAAGTCGGTCATCAGGACGACGGCGCTCTCCACGCGCAGCAGTCGTCGATCGACGCTGGTTTCCATCAGAACGGACTCGGCGCGGCCGGCATCGGCACCTGGGGCATGCCCGCGACACCGCCGGAACCCGGCCCCGGACCGACCCTGACGCCAGCGGCGGCAGGCGGCAGTCCGGGCACCAGGGGAAGACCCTGCCCTGGCGTTGGCACCGGGTTGATCGACGGCCCTCCGACCGGCCCCATCGGCGGTGCGCCCGGCGTGCCGATCGGCCCGGGCGGCGCGGGCGGTGGTGGGCCGCCCTGCATCGCGCCGCCCATGTCCATCGGCGTTGGCCCCGCGCCCGGGGGCATCTGCGCCGTCTGGATGGTGGCCAGCTTCTTGAGCACTTCCTCCTTCACCTTGTTGGTGATCTCAGGCGACTTCTTCATGTCCTGCACCAGCCACGAGCGCTCGACCTCGTCCGGGTTGGAGCCGGCGGCTTCCACGGCGTCCTCGTACGAGATGAGTCGAAGCTGCATCTTCTCGGCGAGCGCGCGGGTGGTGACGATGTCGTCCGAGGGCGTGCTCGGATCCAGGTTGACGGTGTAGCGATGATTGCCCTTCAGGTCGTCCGGCCCCAGGCTCAACCAGCCGGCTCTCGTCTTGTCGACGCCGCTCCTGGCCTTGCCGGGCTTTTCCTGCTCGCTCCAGGCGTACACGTTTTCGGCGATATCGTGCTCGATCAGCCATGACTCGAAGCCGACGCGGTTACCGAGGGTGGTCTGGGCGTTGTCGACGATCGGATCCCACGCGAGGCGCGCCATGTGCGCGGCCTGATTGATGGCGTAGCCGCTCTGCCCGCCGGCCATCGCCCCCTGAATGACGCTCGGCAGCGCCAGGTCGAGGAAGCTCCTGATGTTGGCGATGAGCTTTTCCGCTTCGGCGCCGGCCTTGGGCTGGTCGATGGGCGCGATGTCGTACGGGTAGATCGTGCCCGGCTCGATATTGTCGCCGCGCTCGCCTTCGCGGCCGTCCTTGCCGTAGGGCACGTTGGCGTCCGGGATGCCCGGCAAGCTGCCGGGGGCGAGGGTGCGCTTGAAGGCCGGGAACAACGTCATGTACGCGGCGTTGCCCTGTGCGGTCAGCAGACTGTCGAGCAGCGGGAACAAGCGCAAAAAGCCGAACAGGATCGACAATCCGGCGCGCTCGGGCAGGCGTGAGTTGGTGGTCACCCCCAGCGCGTGGAAGTACGGACCCCGCAGGGTGCGCAGGATCGGGTCGCCGTAGTGGTGCTTGTAGTTGGCGGCCAGCGTGCCCTGGCCGATGACCGACGTGCTGGAGGTCTGGCCCGGCCCGCACAGCACGATGGCGCACATCTCGGCATCCCACGCCTCGATGCACGTCAGCGACTGGGTGGTGCCGCGCATGATCGAGTTCCACTCACCCCTGGCGAGGCCGCGCGCGGCGGGGTCCATGTCGGCCCAGTCCTTCGGCGCGACGACGCGCCCGTTCCTGTCCAATCCCGCGCCGAAGCGCTCGAGCGCCTCGTAATACGGCACCTGCTTGATCTCGACCACGGAGGTCATGCCGTCCTCGTTCTTGGTGTAATAGAACGTCTCGGGCGGTACGTCGGTGGTAGCGATGGGGTAGGGCAGCGCCCGCTTCATCTCCTCGGTGTCGTGGTTGTAGAGCAAGTCCCTGGCGTGCTGATCCAGCTCGTTATCGTCTTTGAGCTTGTCGGCCAGCTTCTGCGAGTCGCGCGTGTAGTCGCCCCACGCGGCGGCCGTCCTGGGCAGCGTCTTGAGGATGCCCTCGCCTTTGGTCACCAGCGCCCACATGAACAGGCGCCTGAGCTGGCGCTGCGCCTCCTGCTCCTGGCGCAGCCAGCTCGCCTCGAAGAAATGCTCCCGCAAGCTGGCGTTCTGCATGGCCACGTCCGAAAAGGCGATGGGCTTGTACTGCACCGCCGCCGGGTTGACGCTGAGCGCGGAGGCAACGGTGGTGGTGATGTGGATCGGCAGTGGGCTGCGCACCTCGACGGCGGTCTTCCGGAAGGCCTCGGGGATCTCCACCGGGATCTCCATGAACAGCACCTTGTCGATATCCCGATACAGCGCGTCGCGGTCGGCGAACTCGTCCCGCAGCGAGCGCGCCAGGTCGGTCGCGCCGTCGACGATCGCATCCTCGGCAGTCTTCGTCTTCGGAAACGCGCTCTCGGGTCCGCTGCGCGCGGCACGGCGTCCGCTGGAGCGGCCATCGCCCGAGGTGCCGCGCATCGCCGAGCGCGGCACCGTGACGTCCAGATAGTTATTCCGCGCCATCGTCGTCGTCGCCCACCTCTACCTCAGACTCCACACACTCCAGCAACTGGTCGCACAGATCGCGCAGCACCTGGGGATCAAGCTGCATCACCGCCGTGCCCATCGCGTCCTCAGCCGTATTGCGCAGATGGCGCACCTCGGCGCGCGAGTAGCGCATCAGTTGCGCGCCTGCATGGCCAGCGCCTGATTCAGCCGCGCCACCAGGCCGACCAGCACCTCGACGATGATCTCGGCCGGCGGCGCGGTGTCGCTCACGCGCGAGGCGAACGCACCGCTCGACGGCTGAAACGACACCAGCAAAATGGGCAGCTCGTGCTCCGCGGCCAGCCCCTCGGTGAACAGGTCCATCTGGGCGATCAGCAAGTCCTCGATCTGCTCCGCACTCAGGTCGCGCACGTTTCTCATCCCCACCTCACCTTGCGTTTGTGCGGCAGGGGCGGCTGCGCCTCGGCGCACAACCCGTAGCGCAGCGCGTCGGCCGCATGGTCGGCGATCTTTTTGCCCTGCACCACGTCCGCCACATCCTCCGGGTCGAGCTGATCCATGACGAGACTGGGAATCTCGCGGCACAGATTGGGCGCCCGCCCGGCCAGCACCTGCAAGCGCGGCTGCACATCCCCCTCATGCGCCATCGCCCGACGCACCACGGCCCAACCCTGCTTGCGCGAATTCATGCCGGGGAACACCGGGTACACGCCGAGCGCCGCGTACACCTGGGCAATGCTGGGCCGCTGCTGCTCGCTCCTGGCGTTGAACATGCTGGGGTCCAGCACGCGCAGATTCAGCCGCTCGTCATCAGTCCGCGCCAGAATCAACTCTGCCTGCTGCTCGTCGCGCAGCCCGGTGGCATAACACTCGCGGTACACGTAGATGCGCCGATCCTCGGGACACCTGGCGAACCACAAACAGCAGAACGGCGCCGCGAAGCCGTAGTCCACGCTGATCCAGCGCGGCCACTCCTGGGGCACCTCGAACGGCGGGCACACATGCAGCGACGGATCCCACTCGGTGAAGTACATGCCCTCCGCGGCAACCCACTGTCCCAGCCGCAGCCGCTGATACAGCACCCCCTTGAGCGAATCGAGCGTGCGCATGTACTCCAGCCCGAACTGGCTCCACGCCGCCGCCGTACGGTCGTACAGCTCGGGGTTGTCCTCGTGGCGCGACTCGAGCAGCAACGTCTCGCCATCATCACAGCGCACCTTCAGCCAGTGATCCGGCGGCCCCGGGTTGCAGTCGGCCAGGATCTGCTGGTACGGCAGCACGTTGTTCCGCAAACCGCGCAGCAGGATGCCCCAGTCGTCACTGTCCAGCTCAGTGGCTTCCTGCACGTACACCATGTCGAAGTCCGTCGACTTCAGCTTCTCAGCATCATCCAGCCCGCTGACGATGATCCGCGCCCCACTCGGGTAGCGATATTCCTGGTCGCCTTCGTGAAAACGCACCGCGCTGGGCTGCGGCAGCACCTTCTCCTCGAACGTCACCATCGCCGATTGGGTGATCGACTTGCGCACCTTCCTCACAATGGCCGCCCGAATGGGCACCTGCATGCACACGAGATTCAGCTTCTCCAGGCACGCTCTGCTCTTGCCCGTGCCCGACGGCCCCGCCAGCAATACCTCCCGCCGCGTACAGCGCATCAGCTCCATCGCCGCCCCATACGGCATGTACGGCTTCTCGGCCGCCGTCGATGAGGTGCCGCGAATCGTCTGGACAGCCAAGATTCAAAAACGCCGGGAGCGAATCAGTCCGGAAACGGACGAGGCGAAGGGGCCGAATTCACAAAGGGGGGTTCAGTGCTGAACCCCGGATTGAGATGCGCTGAGGTGAGATCTACCGGGAGCGGGGTTAAGCTAAATGCGCGACCCGCGGCTCTTGACCCCGGTACACGGGGGTGCCCGCGGGGGTGCGGGCGGGCGGATCCAGGTGCCCGCGCGCGTCAAGGAACGCGCGAGCTGTCATCGTCGCCCGATGGCAACGCATGCACGTCGCGTGAGAACGAATCGGGCGCGTGCTCGCCTTCAAACACTTCGCGTACCCTCTCGCGCACCCTTTCGCGCTCCCCGCCGAGTACTTCGGACGGGTCAAAACCTACTGTTTTGATCACTTGCGCCACGTTCACGTCTACCTTGTCGCGGTACTTTTCAGGCGCTCTGGCGCGCAGCAGCAGCGTGAGCAGCGCATCGGAGTATTCGATCTTCTCATCGGTGCCTACCGGCTCACCGTGCCAGTAGGACGTGCGCTTGTAGGGTGAGCCGTGAACGGCGCGCCGATACGCCTCTAGTTCGAGCGCCTCAGTCGCCTGCCGTTCGGCCGCCTCAAACTCTGCCATGAACGCCGGGTTTTCCTGCCAGCGGTAAATCGTGTGCCGTGAGCCAATGCCGGCCGACAACGCAGCAGCAGTGATGTTTCCGTGAGTGGCGAAGGCCTCCAGAAACGCGACCTTGGCTCGCGTCATACGTGCCTGACGCCGGTTCGTCATGGGTTACTCACGGCCACTCACGGGTTACTCATCGACTCGCGGTCCGGCTGGCGCAAAGGTAGTCGAGCGCATATTGCATCTCATCTCAGCCCGTCCTGGACTTGCTAACGGACGTTAGAAAAACGTTCACAAACCCGCGAGCTGCATCTCGGAACATGTCAAAAACAGGGCAGGCTGACGCCTCTAGACGCCGAGTATAGACCGCTTTCCCGGCATTTCAGTGTTCGACTGCTTGACACTATGTCACCGCATCCCACATAGTGTCGGCATGCAATCCACCAGCACACTGGAACGGACCGAAACGGTCACCGTGATTCCAGCGGACATGTATCGACTGCGTGTCGACTACAGCTATCGGGCCTACGGGTTTGTCGAGCTTCTCACGCCCGACGGCTACAACCCAAAGCTCAAAAAGGGGCGGGCGCGCGGCTTCTCGTCTGCGGTCCTCCATCTTGCGCCGGCCAACCTCTCCGGGTTCAACGTCTGCCAATTCGCCTCCGTCGGATGCAAGGCAGCCTGTCTCAACACGGCGGGACACGGCGGGATCGTCAAGAAGGGTGAAACCACCAACGAGGTGCAGTTGGCGCGCATCGCGCGAACGTCGCTCTACTTTGGTAATCGCTTCGCCTTCAACGAACTACTCGTCAAGGCCATAGCCACCCACATCCGTCGGGCCACCCGTAAGGGACTGACCCCGGTGATGCGGCTCAACGGGACGAGCGACCTTCCGTGGGAAACCATTCGCCTCAACGATGGGCGAACGGTCCTCGAAACCTTCCCGGATATCCAATTCTACGATTACACCAAGAATCCGAAGCGCGCTCTGGCCAATGCCCGGGGCGAGCACCCGGCCAACTACCACCTGACCTTCTCGCGGTCGGAAACCAATTCGGCCGACTGTGCAGAGGTGCTGCGCGCCGGCGGCAACGTCGCGGTCGTCTTCTCCGGCCACCCACCGGCTACCTTCAACGGTCGCCCGGTCATCTCTGGCGACGACGACGACTTGCGTTTCCTCGACCCTGCCGGCGTGGTCGTGGCTCTGAAGGCGAAGGGTCGCGGCAAGCGCGACACCTCCGGGTTCGTAGTGCGGGTGGTGGCGTGATGTACGTCACTCACATCACCCTCCCGGTCGTCTTCGCCGCCGACAGCGACACCGAAGCGCGCGCCATTGTCGAGATGCTGCGGACTCACCTCGCGGACACGTCGTTCGCCAAACTCCTGTCGGACGACACCGCGTGGGAGGTCAGCGACTACCCGGACGCAACGTTGCAAGAGGTGCTGCCCTACGTTGAGCCACGCCCGGTCACCCTCGACCCGTCCGAGGTTGCCGCCCTCGCGGATGAGGCGGCGATGGAATCAGAGATTCACCTCTGGTCACCCTTCGCCATTGCGGACCGCGAAGCAGCCGCACGCCGGCACCACCTCTGGCACGCCACGCAGGGCACCTATGTCTGCGTGCGTTGCGGCCAGTTCTCGCGCAACGCGACACCTTGCACCACCCCGGAAGGATCCCTCTGATGACTACCCCTGATACCACCCAGCGCATCGCTGACGCCTTCGCCGGCGAGCTTCGCGCGGTCCTCACCCCGGCGGAGCTTGAAGCTATCCGCTATCGCAACGCCACCCCCGGCTACGGCCA